CTGCGATTCCAAACGGAATATCCCATGATTGCAGAAATTCCGTCAATGTCCTCACGTGTGTAAACCTTGCCCTGCCCGGCCAAGTCAAGCATAACCTTGCAGAACTCACGGCTGGATCCTTTGTCTTTGTTGCTGAACCCTGTGGCCCATGCGTATTTGTAACGGACCTCCAGTACTGGCTCTGCGACCTCCTTGACATTCTTGGGAAGGTTCTGCTCTGCAATCTTGTCCACGGCCCTGCTGATTGGGTAGCGGTCCTTGGTGATTAGGTAGGCGACTCGCTTGGCGACCTTGGCCTTGCTGACCCCGAACTCCTTTGCCATTTCTTCAACCGATGCGTCCCGGTTCTTCTTGCGGTAAGCCTCAATCTTCTTGTCCAGTTCAACTTCTTCTTCGCCCAGTTCGGCAAAGGCCAACCGTATGTTTTCGTCGATGTTGGTGTCAAAACGCATCGGCTTTGAGTGCATGACGTGGTAGTCGTCGGCATGACATCCGAACTTACTTGCAACCACTTCCAAGACCTTGAACTCTTCCTCGCCCCAGCCGTAGTCTTCGTCGTCGTCTTCTCCCCAAGTCGGTTCGCTGAACTCTTGGGCCTGCACTCCGAGCATCGTGTCAATCTCTTGGGCAGACAGACCGAATCCAGCCGATAGCATGGTCCGAGCCATCTCAAGCGTGATTTTCTCTTGCATATACTGCCTGACGATACGCATCAGGTTTTGATACTCACGGCCCGACAACTTCTTGATGTTGTCGTTGCTCTGCAAGGCTTCCACGGCTTGCGGTTGCTCGTCGGGTTGGGGGTTAGGTCCAACCACGTCGGCAGGCTTCTCAAGAGGTTGCAGACCTGCCTTTTCCCGAAGTTCGTCTTGGGTCATTATCTGCAACAAGGCTTGTTCGCTTAGTCGCTCGGTAATCGGCTCTACGGGGATAAGTTCCATCCCTTCCACGCCATTAAAGGATCCCAAATAATTGATCATCCGCTCCACTTTGCGCACCCGGTCGTTGACATAGGTCGCCTTGAATAGTTCGTAGGCCTCGACCAATTCAGTCCTTCCTCCGAGTTGGCCCTCGGTTTTGACACCGAATAACGCTGGATTCGTTACACGATGTGCGATGAATATCTCTTGCTGGATGGCTTTGTTTAGTATCTCAAACTGCTTGTCCATGTCGCTCGGTGTGAGCGGTTCCAAAGTCGGGGCCTTGGCTGCATCGTCGTTGAAGGTTACAACGAAGCGACCAGCGTTGTCCGTTCCCGAAAACTTGCGTTTAATCTGCCTCTCGATGTCCCCCTGTTCTTCGGGTGTAGGAATCCCGTTGTTGAAGTTTATCAAGTAACCCCCCCAAAAATTGTTGCGCAGGTTGTTGTTGTGGAAGTTCGCCACTTGCACGTCTGCCTCAATCCAAGCATTGCCTCCGATGTATTCCGGCAAAGGATAGTGCTTCACGCCTGCTGCATAGACCCTGTAATAAAACAACTGCTTTCCGAGGCGGTTCTCCGGGTCGAATGCAGGGATTTTCTCGATGTCGCCCACCTTGGGGAACAACTGCATCATGTCGTCGTTGTACCAGTCAGCAACTTGGAACATCTTCTCCTCCTTGTCAACACGGATTTTTTCAAACGGAACGTGTTCCATCTTGGCGATGGTCCCAAGTTTGGACCAAGTAACCGCAACCGCAAAGCCGTTGAAAATCTCCAAGTCAAGGACCAGTTTCTCCGTGATGTCGTTGAGGTCCTCCGTGCTTGACATTCCGTCGAAGAACTTGATGAACCGGGCTTGTTGCTCCACGGTCAAGTCATCCCCTGCCTGCCATCCACCGCCCATGATGTAGTTGACCTTACCATTCACGATAGCGTTGTGCTTGCTTGACCTGCGATAGTTGTCCAGCAGGTAGTAGGGGTATTCGTTGGCAAAGCCATAGGTGATGTATTTGCCGGACCTGTTCTCCAGCATCACGGGGACCTTATGCTCTATCCCAAGCCATTGGGTGAAGTGTTGAGTAGATTTATTACTCATAGCGTTACTGCGGTAAAGTTGAGGGACTGAATCGTGATGGGTTCAGCAGAGTTCTTTGAGTTGACCATGATGGTAAAGTCATCGTTGACCGCTGCGGTGAGGTAGGCTTCAAAATAGACCGCATGGCCGTTGTCGTGGCTCATTGTAACCCCTGCCTTGCTGGATGCAATCGTATTGCCTCCCTTGGCGATGTACCAGTCAAATTCCCTGTTGTTGCTTGCCGAAAAGGTCATATTTGCAGACACCTTCAACGCAGCCCCAGCGATGCCTGTGTAGGTAATCACGCAGGTGCTTTTGTTAATCGTAAAGTTGTAGGTTGACAAAATCCCCTCATCCATTGCAATCGTCAACTTAGCGGCTGCATTGCTTGTTGGAGTGAAGTTGGTATTGGATGCAACGGTCAATGAGCCAAAACCCCGTTCCCGATTCAGGGTCGCAGTATCGGCAAGGTCGTCAAATAAACCGCCTACCCGTGCAGCGGTGTTCGCCCCAGCAGCGGTTTCGTTAGCAATGGTTGCAGCACTCGTTTGGAGTTGCGTTCTCGTTTGTACGCTCATTAGTCAAAAGTTGAATCAAAAGTGGAATCAAAGACACCCTCATCGGATGCCCCAAAGACGGTGTACTGGATGGAATTAGCGTAGGTATTGAAGCCTATCGTTGCGGTTTGTATAAATGCCAAGCCCGTTTCAACGACCGCCAAAGCAGCGGCAACCGCGCTATTGGTATCGTAAACTTCATATTTATACGAGCCTGTTTCAAGCGACCCCACGGCAATCTGAAATTGGTCATAGCGGTTGGTATAGTTGGAAAGGTTTGCGGATTTCAGCAGGGTGAAATCGGTCGTGGTGTTCTTGGCGATGCTGGTCAAACGCAAGATGTAGCGGTCCCCGGTGCTGGAACGCTCGGTCCAAGTAACGGTAATCGTGTTGGTCGTGTCAGGGTTCAGGTAAAGCATCTGCTTGTAAATGTGCGATGCCCCCGAATTTCACAATTTGCGCCCAATCTGCCTGTATAGTTCGGCCCGCTTCTTGGCGGTTTCAGCCACGTTGAACTGCTTTTTGATGTCCCTCGTTAGGTTGTCAGCCAAACCTTTCCGCAGGTCGGGGTCAAGGATTAGTTGTTTGATGTACTTGTACCAGTCCTTGGGTTTGTTGTAGGGAACGAGAAACCCGTTCTCTCCGTGCCGAATTACGTCGGTATAGGGGATGGTTTCGGATGCAATGATGGCCTTGTTCATCCACCCTGCCTCGACCACCTTCAACTCGGATTTCAGTTTGTTGAACTTGGTGTCCCGGAGCGGTGCAAGGGTTACGTTCACGAAGTTGTAGCCTCCGACGTAGGAATAAATATCCGCTGCCTGAATGCGTCCGTAATTCGGATTGTTCCCTTGGTCGCTGATTATCTTCTCGTAGCCCTCGTAAACGGGGTTGTTGTCGTTCCACCCTCCGAGATAGAGGCGGTACTTGCCATCCAAGTTTGCGTCCCAGCGTAGTTTCTGCATCCCCTCACGGAGCAGTTCCATGTCCTCTCCATGCTGCGCCCCACCGAACCACCCGAACTTGACGAGGTGTTTGTCGGGTTCCTCGTCAGGATTCGGGAGGAATTGTTGGTAGGCTTCGTAGGGTTCGTTTTGTAGAATGCTCACATTGGTGTTTAGAGGCCGTATGCGGGCAGCAAGATGCTCGGTGGTACAGGTAACCCAATCGGCTAATTTGATGTGCTTACGGATGACCTCTGCGAGTTTGGTTTGGTGATAGTGGCGGTACATGATGTGGCCCGATTCAAGCACCCAATAATCGTCCAAGTCAAGGATGACTTTGGCCCCGTATTGGGTCAGGGCTTTGTAAACATTCTCCACCTGCTCCATGGTTCCCTGACACCAAAGCCGGCTGAACAGGAACAGGTCTATTGAACGAAGCCCCTCGTCGCTGATGGTGGTGATGTTCTCAACGCAGACGTAATCGAACTCCGGGTAGTTGTCGCCCAAGTATGCGTTCGGCATTTCGAGGCGGTAGTAACTGCACCCGGTTGGATGGGCGTTGTAAACAATGCAAATCTTCATGGCCGTAAAAATAAGAAGGGCAGCCATTGCTGACTGCCCCTCTCAAACCTCAGTGATGAAAACCTAAGTCAAAGATACTACGAGCCGAGTATCTGCGCAGTCGATGGTGAAAAGACTGTGGATGCAATTGAGAACATCGGGTCAGGCTCCATCCCGGTAAGCGTCAACTCGTAGCCACTTCTATCCCCGAAGGCAGTACCAGTTCCAGCGGTTCCAGCGGTTGCTTCCAAGCCGTTGGCAGAGCCTAACAACCAGTAGCGGTTGTTGTTGTCTTGGACAATCACGATGACTCGGTTGCGTACCAGCAAGCGGAGTTCGTTGCGGACTGCGACTTGCAGTTTGTTGATCGTGAAGGTTACTTCGGGGGTGTAGTAGATTGAGCCGTTCTCAATGCTTGCGTTCAAGGTTTCAGTCAAAGACGAAGTGGCCTTGGTCAAGTCGTACTCGAAGAACCCACCCGAAGCGTACCCCGTGAAGCCCGTTACCGCACCTGAAAGGTTGGCATTGCAGGACCCCGTTGGGATGAAGGATTGGACGTAAATTGTTTTGATTCCACCTACGGAATCACGGCAGCCGAGGGCGTAGCCAGTAGTTAGGGAGCAGGACATATGTGTGTTTGGGTTTTAAGTTTCAAGAGAACAAAAAAGTGAGGGGAGGTTTCCCTCCCCCCTACACATTAGGTCAAGCGGAAGTCTACAACCAAGTCGGGGTAAGCGATTTGGACACCTGCTTTGAAGGCTGCTTGGAAGCGGACTTCATCGTTGTCTTTGCTGAACCAGATTGAGAACTGCTCCTCGTCGCTCAAAAGGTCGGTCCCGTAGAAGAAGTTACCGAGGTACGAAGAAACGATGCGGTTTGTTCCAGTCAAGCCGGGAACTGCAATGACACGGACGTTTGTGCCGGGATACATAATATCGCCATCCGCAAGGCCAGCCAAGTCAACTTGGTTATACAGGACGTTAGCGGTTGATTTGAAAGCACCAAGCAACGTGCGGAAGTTGTCCCAACCGCAGAAGATTACGAGGTCAGTCTTGGTCAAGATGGCCTGCGGAATTTGGTTGTAGATGCCGTCAAAGATGGCGATTGCGTTGCCTGTGGTGATACCAACAGACGCAGAAACCGCTCCTGTGTTACCGCTGATGGTAGAACCTGATGCAGCGTTCAAGAGTTGGTTAACACCGCTGAAGTAAGCGTTACCCTTCCAAATTGCGTTCTCCAAAGCCTCTGCGATACGGAGAGCCTTCTGCTCGGAGAAAGCCTGCTCGAAGGGAACACCGTCGTAGGTAGAGCCAGCGGTCAACTGGGTCTGCATCCAGTATTGTTCCAAGGAACGAGGGCACAAGGTTTCTTGAACCTTCATACGGCCAACGGTGATATTCCGCTGACTGAATGTAGTCGTACCTGAACTTGCGTAACCGCAAACATCTCCGCCTTGAATCAAGGCATCGGTGTCCATGAGGTTTAACGCATCAGCAAACTTGATGCCCACCTGCTTGGTGAACAGGGCTGCTGAACGAGCGGAGAATACCGCTTTGGTGATGAGAGGAAGCCTCTCTTGGTCGGTGTAGGCGGCTAAATTGCCAAAATTGTAAGCCATTTTATTGGGGGTTTAGGGGTTTAGTTTTTTTTGAGTGATTGAAGTGCTTGTGCGAGAGCGTTGAAGTTCTGCGAGGCTTGGGCCTTGCGTTGCTCGACGATTGCGGAACCGCTGGCTTTGGGGGCTTCGGTTGGGAGTTCGGAAACCTTCTCGACGATGTCGGCCATGGTTTCAACCTGCGATGCGAATGCAGACATTTTCTCTTTCATTTTGCCCATTTCGGCATAGGCTGCCTTGAGTTCTTCCATGATGGCTCCCAAGTGCTTGGCGACGATGGCCTCAACAACTTCGGGGGTCATAGCAGGATACGCTTCTTTGATTTCTTCGGTAACCTCAACGGCCACTTCGGGGGTGATTTCAGCAGCAACAGGCAAGGCTTCGATTTCGGGGGTTGCTACTTCGGCAGCAATGACCTCAACGATTTTGCCTCCTTCGGTCTTGATAGTACCAACGCCTTCAACGACGTGTTCGCCATCGGGCGCAGGGAGAGTGCCGTCTTCGGCAACGACATAAACGGCAGTCCCGGCAACGAGGTCCCCGTCAACACGGACAACCGTGCCATCGGTCAACTTGTAGTCAGCGAAGGACTGCTTTTGGGTGCTGAATTTGCGGAGTTCAGTCCGCAGGGATTCGATTGCGTTTTTCAGGTTCATAGTTAGTGGGATTTGTAGGTGGGGGTTAATTGTTGCAAAAAAGCGGTTAATTCGTCAGCGAGGCCAGCGAGTGCGACCTCCATTTCGGATTCGGTTTTGTCCATCCCGAACAGGCCCTCAACGGAGAAACCCCGGAACAGGTTGCGGTTGTCCCACACCTCGTCGTTCTCGACTTTGAAGGAACCGAACCAAGAGCCGTCGGGGGTGTCCTCGTAGCCCTTGGGTGGCATGATGCCACGCTCGGAGTCGGTGATGTAACTCTCAAACATGAACACGCCATCCAGTTCGGCATTGTGGTAAGCGTTGACGTTATGCTGGTTGCCTTGCTTAAAGTACTTCTGCACGATTTTGCGGATGGTGGCCTTGTCGAATACGACGTAGTATTCCCCGTAGGTTTCGTCCTTCCTGAAGATGGG